AAGCGTAGAGCGGGCGGGGGTAAGCGGGTTCAGCAAGCCCAAGAGGACGCCTAGTCATCCGACCAAATCTCATGTAGTTGTAGTTAAGTGCGATGATGGTAAAGTAAAAACTATTCGGTTTGGCGAGCAAGGAGCTAATACCGCAGGAAAGCCTAAAGCAGGAGAGTCAGAAAAGATGAAAGCAAAACGAAAATCTTTTAAGGCTCGTCATGCCAAGAATATTGCTAAAGGCAAATGCTCTGCGGCATATTGGGCTAATAAGGTTAAATGGTAATAAACTATGAAAGTTAAAGCCCCGAACGGTCATCACTGGATGAAGAAAGGTAGCAATTACAAGCTAATGAAAGATCCTGCTGGTGGCTATAAGCCTCACAAAGGCGCGTCTAAGTCAGCAGATTTTGCAGTTCAAAAAGTCCACAAAAAGTAAGGAGAGCGTTATGCCCGGTAAAAAGAAGAAAAAAGTTAAAAAGCCATACAGCTACTAAAAAAGGTAAGCAGTTATGCCTCGTAATCGTTCAACGGGCGGCGCAAGTCGTCCTAAGAAAAAATCTGATCCAGTTCCTAAAAACAAAGCACTGTATGCTCGCGTTAAGGCAGAGGCCAAAAAGAAATATAAAGTTTGGCCTAGTGCTTATGCTTCTGGTTGGTTGACTAAAGAGTACCAACGTAGAGGTGGCACTTATGCCTAGGCGCGTTTCTACCGGTGGCGCTCGTCGGCCAAAGAAAAAAAAGCCTTCTGGCGGATTAACTAAGTGGTTTAAAGAAGAGTGGGTTGACGTTAAAACAGGCAAGCCTTGCGGTCGTAGATCGGCTACTAATAGCGATCGCCCTTACCCCTCTTGCAGGCCAAAAGCAGTAGCGGCAAAAATGACTAAAGCCGAGAAAGCATCATCGGCTAGTCGCAAAACAGGGCCAAAGCGTGTAGCTCATGATGTAACGGCTTCTGGCAAACGTAGAAAAACTACGAGAAATGCCTGACATTTTTTTAAAACCGTGCTAAAAGGCACAGTATCAACAAAGGAGAAAGGAATGACCCCTGAACTGGAGGAGTACTTTACTAATTACAATGAGCTGTTTAACCATCCAGGGTTTAAGCAACTCATAGAAGAGCTGTCAAATAACGCCAAGCAGTTGGCCGATATTCAGACAGTTAAAGATGAGGAGGATTTGTTTTTTCGCAAAGGGCAGGTATCTGCATTTGCAACTGTAATCAATTTAGAATCAACGATTACATTAGCGCGGGATCAAGCCGAAGCGGAAGATCAAGAATCGGAAGATGTATAAGATATATGACTTCCGTTGTACTAACGGACATGTATTTGAAGAAATGGTAAGCAAAGGGATTACAACCAGTAGGTGCGGTTGTGGTGCCAATGCTACTAAAATGCTGTCAGCTCCTAAGTGCGTACTTGACGGATCTAGTGGGGACTTTCCAGGTCGCCACATGAAGTGGGTACGAGAACATGAAAAAGCAGGCAGGTAATCTAAATCTCCACAATGACTTAGTTCACGGAGTTTAATATGTCTAGAGCAACAATGGTTGATCCATACCTCGAAGAAGAGGGCAATGTGGACAGCGTTGTAACCGAAGCCGAAGGGACTCAGCAAGAAGAAGATCTTCAAGTTGAACAATCTCAAGACCTAATAGAGCAAGACACTGACAGCGACATTCCAGAGAAGTACCGTGGTAAATCTCTGAAAGAAGTTGTTCAGATGCACCAAGAAGTAGAGCAGGTGATGAGTCGACACTCTAACGAGGTTGGTGAGCTTCGTAAGGTAGTGGACGAGTACATAACTACTCAGCCACGATCGCAAGCACCTCAACAACAGAATGTTGAGCCTGAAAGCGATATTGATTATTTTACGGACCCTCAAGGAGCTGTTAATCGCGCAATTGATAACCATCCTAAAATTAGAGAAGCAGAGAGATACACTGCGGACTACAAGAAGCAAGCGGCGTTAGCCAGTCTAGGTAACAAACACCCAGACATGCAGACAATACTTGCTGACAATAAGTTTGCACAGTGGATCAAAGCATCAAAGATTAGGACTCAATTGTTTGTAGAAGCCGACCAAGAGTACAATGCAGACGCGGCTGATGAACTATTTACCCTCTGGAAAGAGCGTAAGGTAGTTGCTCAGCAAACTGCTAATGTTGAAAAGCAAGCGCGTAAGCAACAACTCAAGGCGGCCAATACAGGCAGAGCGCAGGGCAGTGCTGAGACGGCACGTAAGAAAACATATCGCAGGGCCGACATTATTAAACTAATGAAAACGGACCCCGAGCGTTACCAAAGTCTGTCAGATGAAATTCTAACAGCGTACGCGGAGGGTCGAGTCAAATAATCTTTAAAGGAGATTGACATGGCTACTGCAACATATCCCGGCGCAGGGGGTAATACCGCGCTAACTGAAGCGGCAACTTTCATCCCAGAAATTTGGAGTGATGAAATTATTGCGGCTTACCAGAAGAACCTGAAAATGGCTCCGCTTGTTAAAAAGCTGGCTATGACAGGAAAAAAGGGAGACAAGCTACACATCCCTAAGCCAATCCGTGGCGATGCAAATGCTAAAGCGGCTGATACAGCGGTTACTATCATTGCAAACACTGAAGGCGAATTGACTGTAGACATTAACCGTCACTTTGAATACTCACGTCTTATTGAAGACATCGTTGAGGTTCAGGCGCTTTCTAGTCTCCGTCAGTTCTACACTGAAGATGCTGGTTATGCTCTTGCTGTACAGATCGACAATGATCTTCACGCGGCAGGTACTGGCTTTGGTGACGGTGGTGCTGTTGTATTTAGCCCAGCGGCTACTGACTACCAGCACACTGGCTGTTTCTTTAACGATAACGGAACAACAACTCAGTACACTGATGACACAATTGTGCCAACTCAAGACGTGTTCACTGATGCGTTTTTCCGTGACATGATTCAGAAGCTTGATGACAACAACGTACCTATGGACGGACGTTCGTTAATCATTCCTCCTTCGGTTCGTAACACTATCATGGGCATTGATCGTTATGTGTCTTCTGATTTTGTAAACGGTCAGGTAGTCAACAGCGGTCTTATTGGTAACCTCTACGGTGTGGACGTTTACGTCTCTGCTAACTGCCGAACTATCGAAGCAGCTGGCGACAACACTGCAGGATCTGCTGATACTCGTGCTGCACTCTTGTTCCACCGTGACGCTGTTGTCATGGCAGAGCAACAGGCCGTACGTTCACAAACCCAGTACAAGCAAGAGTACCTCTCGACTCTGTACACGGCTGATTGCCTGTACGGTGTTCAGGTATATCGCCCTGAAGCTGGTTTCGTTCTCGCAGTCGCAGAGTAACGATCTTAAGGGGTCAGAAATGGCCCCTTTTTCTTTTCTTTTGTAGGAGCTTTTGATGGCTTTATTTCGTGGCACAGGTGGTTCCGGGGATGCTAGTACAGACACCTATGCGTCTGAAGTAGCCCTAGAAGCAACCAGAGCCTCTACAAAAGCAAATGAAGCTGCAGCGTCTGCTACGTCTGCGGCTAACGCACAAGCTGCTGCAGAGGTTGCACAGGCTGCTGCAGAGACAGCAGAAACTAATGCAGAAACTGCAGAGACCAATGCTGAAACTGCAGAGACTAACGCAGAGACAGCAGAGAATGCCGCAGTAGCGGCTAAGGTATCTGCAGAAACAGCTAAGACAGCCGCTGACACTGCACAGTCCGCAGCAGAGGTTGCTAAGACAGCAGCAGAAACAGCGGAGACTAATGCAGAAACTGCGGAGACCAATGCTGCTGCTTCTGCTACCACAGCTACTACTAAGGCTGGTGAAGCAGCTACGTCAGCAACCAATGCTGCCTCTAGCGCCTCCTCAGCGTCCACCTCAGCCACAAACGCAGCCACTAGTGCTACAGCAGCACAAACAGCACAAACGGCTGCAGAAGCCGCTAAGACGGCTGCAGAGGCTGCTCAGGACGCTATTGACGGTTTGTACCTTGGTGCACAGTCAAGTAACCCTACAGTAGACCTAAACGGCAATGCTGTTACTACCGGTGACTGGTACTTTAACACAAGCGACAACAGCACTAGAATTTACACAGGAAGTGCTTGGAACACTATTAACCCCGACCTTGTTGGTGACACTAGCCCACAACTGGGTGGCAACTTAGACCTAAACAGTAACAACATCACAGGCACAGGTAACGTCAACATTACTGGTAACGTAGTTCTGTCAGGAACTGTAGACGGTAGAGACGTAGCCGCTGACGGTACTAAGCTTGA